TATCACGCAAGAGTTGCAAGAGGAACTAGGCCGTTCACTCAAACTGTCACAAACAAATACCATTGCTACGGCTGAATTTACAGTAGGGGCAACAGACCGAGCTAACAAAATTCTTGGGTTTGACACTAGCGGTGACTTAGCCATTTTCCAAGAGATTGGCACATTCAAAGGTTCAGACGCTACAACCACGACAGCGGCATACATTGAACGTGACATTGTAAAATCAACTACAACAGCACAGTTAAACAACGTATATATTGCACTGCAAGATTCGCCAGCCGGTACAGCTTTAACAAACACAAGTTATTGGGCGTTGCTTGTAGATGCTGTATTAGCCGCCGCATCAGCCACGGCTGCTGCTGCTAGTGCTACAACAGCATTGGGCCATAAAAATGATGCTGAGACTGCAAAGACAGCCGCTGAACTAGCAGAAACAAACGCTGCGACAACACTAACAACATTTCAAGGCCAATATCATGGCGCGGCAAGTTCAGACCCAACATCGAACTTGGATGCTGGAGATTTGTATTTTAACACTACTGACGGTGACATGCGCGTTTACAACGGCAGCGCATTTATCAACGTAGTTTCATCATTAGGCAACCTTGCTAACATTGTTGAGGACAGCACCCCACAGATGGGTGGCAACCTAGACACCAATGGCAATGATATTGTCACAGTGTCTAACGCTAATTTAGACTTAGCGCCAAATGGCACAGGTGCTGTGGTTGTAAGGGGGAATACAAACCCTGGCACTATTATATTTAATTGCGAAAGCAACAATCACGGTCAAACAGTTAAAGCGCAGCCACACTCAGCCCAGGTTACAAACGCACTGACGCTTCCGGCTGGCGGCAACCAAGAGATTGTTGGCACAACAGCAACACAGACATTAACAAACAAATCTATTGATGGTGGGCAGCTTACTGGTTCAGTAGCTACAGCACGATTAGATACTGGCACTTCTGCAAATCAAGTTGTTACGCTTGATGGTTCAGCTAAGTTGCCAGCCGTAGATGGTTCACAGCTAACTAATATTAGTTTTACTGAATCTGACCCATCAGCATTAGCATTTGCAATAGCGTTAGGATAGGACAATGGCAAACGCATTTTTATCAGAAGTAAAACAAAACATCGCAACCAGTGCTGGAACGGATGTGTTGACTTGTGGTGCATCCACGGAAATCACAGTTATTGGATTGAGTGTAGCCAATACTGGAACCAGTCAAATCTTGATTGATGTAAAATTGGATGCCTCGGCAAGAACATCTGGCAACTTGGTTAGTGTTTTCTTGGTAAAGTCAGCACCAATTCCTGTGGGCGGCAGTTTGGTGGTTGTTGGTGGCGACCAGAAGGTTGTTATGGAACCTGGCGATAAGATAACAGTTATTTCAGACACAGCAAATTCAGCAGACTGTGTTCTTAGTCACTTAGATATTACATAAGGATTAGCAAATGTCTTATCTTGGAAACACACCAGCCGCACGATTTAGCGCAATGGCTAAACAGACCATCACTGGAGATGGTGGCACTGGCTATACGCTTACTCACGCTGTTGGCAATGAGCAAGAGATAGAAGTATTTGTAAATAACGTGCGTCAAGAACCTGGCAGCGGCAAGGCTTATACAGTGTCTGGCACAACATTGACAATGACAGGTAACGTAGCCAGCACAGATGAGTTCTATGTAGTGTATCAAGGCAAGGCCCAACAGACTGCCACACACCCGCCTACATTTCCTTTAACGGCTACAACAGGCACGTTTAGTGGCGATGTAACAACCACAGGTGATTTTAAACCTACTGGCAAAGAATACTTCCAAGTTGAACTAACTACACTGCAAGATGGATTGACAGACCAAACTGTAAACATTGTTGATTTTGGCGGTAAGGGAACTGTTAAATATGATACTAAATCAAAGTTTGATAGTGCGAATGACGCATATCTTTTGGGTAGTAGCGATGGTGTTTACTTAATAAGTTTTTCGATTGGAATACGGTCTGATGCTATAGTTACTGAACAATTAGTTGACGCATCGGCTGCTGTATTTATTGCAACTGATGGAAGTACTTATGTATCTGTTCACGGCGCAGGAGCAAGGGTAGTAGAACACACAGGCGGCAGGCCAGGGTCAGCTATGTTCAATGGTTCATTTATTTATAAATCAACTACTGCAACAACAAAGGTTCTTGTAAAAACTGTAGTCAATACGGCTGGCGGTACTTATGAACATAGCCGCACCAGTAGCGATAATGTAAACACAGGCGATTCAAGTTTTGATACTGCAAATTGCACGTTTTTATCAGTAATGAGGATTGCATAATGGCACTCAGTAAAATTTTAAATGGTGGTTTGGCTATTGGTAGTCAAGGATTTACAGAAAGTTCAAAGATTACTCTTGATGCTGCGTCAGAGTCTGTAACGGGCATACCAGATGGGGTTCGAGAAATCCATGTTTTGCATTACGGAATGAGTACCAGTTCGTCCAGTCCTACTATGCAGCTTCAACTTGGGACCAGTTCTGGATTAGTGACTTCTGGTTATGTTTGTCAGTACACATGGGTATATAATAGCAATGTAGTAGGAAGAGCAGTATCTTCAGGAGGTTTTGAGTTTGGCAATTGGGGTGCGGGTATAGTCATGGATGGTTCTTGGGATTTGTATAGGTCAAATGGGACAGATGACCAATGGAGTTGTCGATATACCAGCACTTTATATACGGATTATGCGGGACAAATATTTGGAACAGGTTCTTTAGATTTGTCTGCGCCACTAGACAGGGTTGCTTTAGTTTGCGCTGGCTCTGGAACATTTGATGCTGGCACAATGCAAGTTTTGTATAGGTGAAAATTATGGCAATAGAAAAACAATACAACATAATTACTGGTGAAGTCGTTGAAATAGAGTTTACGCAAACGGAGTATACCGCAAATCAAAAATTAGATTTTCTGCGTGAAAAACGTAATGGAAAACTTGCGGAAACAGATTGGTGGGCATCTAGTGACTTAACCATGACATCTGCACAGACAACTTATCGCAAAGCACTGCGAGATATAACAGACAACGCTACGTCACTAGATGATGTTACTTGGCCTACAAAACCATAAGGAATAACACATGGCATACATAGGAAAAAGCCCGACAGGAACTGGCGTAAGGTCACGCTACTACTTCACAGCCACGGCTGGTGCTACGTCACTGTCCGGCGCAGATGACAATAGCAACACGCTAGTATTTAGCGATGGCAACTATGTAGATGTATCACTGAACGGCATAGCCTTGGTTGCTGGCACTGACTACAACACTAGTACAGCTAATACCATTGCTGGCTTATCTGCTTTGTCTGCTGGCGATATTGTTGAGATTGTAGTGTATGACATTTTTACTGTAGCTGACACTGTATCTGCAAAAGATGGCGGCACGTTTACTGGTGGCGTGACTATGGGTGGTACGCTAGACGTTACTGGTGCATTAACAGCCACGGCTGGTGCATCTTCAAATGCTGTAAGTTTGCAATCTGCTAACTTTAAAGTGACTGACTTAAATGCTAATGCGTTTTATCGCACTGGTACTTTTGTTCCTCGTTGGAGTACTGCTAATGTTACTACGGCATACCAAACTGATGCTTTTGGGTCTGGTTCATATATAACGCAAGTAGGTAGTTATATTAGGATAGGAAATTTAGTTCGTGCTAATTTTCACTTGCAATTAGATTATTCAGCAGCCTCTTATGCTAACGGTTCTGCCGGTGGTCAATCACTTAGTATTTATGGTTTGCCTTTCAATGTTAAAAACGTATCAACTTATTTCCCTCAGACTAGCACTATATATTTTCATTTTGCAAATCAGGGGTGGGAAAAAATGTCTTTGATGGGCTTCGGACAGCCTAATCAAAGGTATGTATTATTTAGATATTCAACAGGTGTTGGTACAGAAGGCGAGGCAACCATAGACCATCCGTTTGACCCCACTCCACGTGCGCACGATTCAGAGATGCTGTTTGATATAACTTACGAAACAGACGAGGCTTAAATGAGTAATTTAAAAAACAATAAAAATGAACGTAATAGGCTTCTTAGTGCTTGCGATTGGTGGGCTAGTTCTGATTTGACTATGACACAGGCGCAAATTGATTATCGCCAAGCACTGCGAGATTTAACAGACCACGAAAACTGGCCTGATTTATTAGCCGCTGACTGGCCCAAGAAACCGGAGTAGAGACATGAGCAGAGCAAGAGACATAGCAAACTTAGTCGGCGGGTCTGTGCCAGCATTGACACGAAAATACTATGACGTAGTAAATGTTGCTACTTCTAACATAGCTGAGTTTGGTAGCATACCAAGCGCTGCAAAGAGAATTGTCATTGAGTATGTGGATGTTGGTACTAATGTTCAATCCACTGCTGGCTCACTTGCTTGTTCAGTATCAGTAGGGGGCAGTTATATTACCACAGGATATGATGGCAGTGGTTATTATGTTGCTGGGGGTACATCTGGAACAGGTGGTGAAGATAGAACAGCCTTGGGGGGCGGTGTAGGAGATAATGTTCGTAGTTATTATTGGGGTGACCAGAATAATAATAGAAGGGACGGTAATTTTATTGTAGACCTTATAGATTCTACTAATTATATCTACAAAATAAGCCACATCGGAATTAATTATATAAATGATGATTCCTATGGTGGCACAGGATATGGTACTTCCACTACAACCGCAATTGCATTTATTAATTTAAGCGGGCCTATTGATAAAGTAAAGATAGAGTTAGATGCTGCTGGTGCGATTGACCACGGTTCAGCAATGGCTTATTACGAGGTTTAAAAATGGACATTGCTCAGATTATATCAATGCACGATACAAAACAAGCAGCCAACAGGATACTTACAGAAACTGATTGGACACAAATTCCTAACAATGGTTTAACTGATGCTTGTGTAACTGCTTTTCAAACGTATAGAGACAGCATTAGAACAATTAGACAAACTGTTCCAGACAATACAACTTGGCCCACTGTTCCTTCAGAAGAATGGTCTGACTGATGAACGAGGAAAACAAAGTCATTGTTGACGTAGCTGCTGGCACAGGCACATTCGCCGCGTGGATGGCTATGGTTCCTGACTTTGTAGCGTTGTTCACTGGTGTCTGGGTGTTAATACGCATCTGGGAAACCAAGACCGTTCAGAGGCTTTTAGGGAAAGATGTTTAAGGCAATCGTACTGGCTTGCGCGATAGCGACTCCAACCGATTGTATCGAATTTCACGACACTCGCGGCCCTTACGATACCCGCGCAGCCTGCGAACGCCGTGCAATGGAAATGGGGCGTGACGTTGGCGAAATGA